GCTTACTAAAAATGTAAATAATGTATATAAACCGGGTACTATTATGTATCCAACAATTTTTGAAATTTTGTCTGACTTGAAGAAATATAAGATTAATCCTAATCGTTTTGATAAGTTGTGGAGTCGTCACAGATGGGAGTTAGGAAAACATGTGTCATTCTTTGATGGCATTGAAATTCCACCCAAATGTCACGATGATACAATTTTACAGATTGCTAGTGAAGCTTTAACTATTTTGAATTGTCAGAGTGGTACTGAGATGAATGTTACGTATGCCGCACCACAAATAAAGACGGCTAATTTGCAATTTGTAGATGAAAATTCTGCAAATATGTATGATCTCAAATCCGTTGAAGACGCTACGCGCTTGAATGAAGACACTTCTGACGTTCAGTTGGGTGATTTCTTTAAACGGCCTGTTAAAATCGCAGAATATGAGTGGGGAACTGGTTTGTCTTTGTCGCAGACCTTTAATCCCTGGGCTCTTTTCTTTGATAATAAGCGTGTGATAAATAGGATATCGAATTTTAACTTGATGCGTTCAAAGTTGCATTTGCGTGTGACATTGAACGGAAATGGTTTTCAATACGGACGAGCAATTTTGGCTTACAATCCTTTGGACAGTAAGGACGATTTTAGTCCTACTGCTGTGTTGGATGAGGATGTTGTACAGTTGTCACAATTGCCACATTTATATTTGAATCCTACGTCTTCACAAGGGGGTGACATGATGTTGCCTTTCTTTTATCATTTAAACAGTGTTAGACAACCTTCTTCATTATATTCAGAATTAGGTGAATGTTATCTGAAATCAATTAACGCTTTGAAGCATGCTAACGGAGCATCTGATAAAGTGACGATTACTATTTTTGCCTGGGCTGAAGATATTACACTTGCAGTCCCAACTTCTGAAGATAATTCTTTATTGATTCCTCAGTCCGGAGAAATTGATGAAGCTAATGAGAAAGGTGTTATTTCTGGACCTGCTACAGCAGTTGCTAACGCGGCTAGTGCCTTGAGTAAAGTCCCTGTTATTGGGAACTATGCCAAAGCTACTGAGATGCCATTGCGATTGATTGCAGGTGCAGCTAAATCACTGGGTTACTGCAGGCCGGCAGTGACTAAAAATCCTGAGCCTTTTAGAAATACTGCTATTTCTTCTTTGGCGGTTACTAATACTCCTGATACTGCAATGAAAGTTACTGTTGATGAGAAACAGGAATTAACATTAGATCCAGATATTTCTGGATTGAGTGAAGATGATTCTCTTAACATTAAAAGCATCGCAGGCAGGGAAAGTTATTTGACTACTTTTGACTGGGCGGTTGGCACGGCACCAGACACTTTGCTTTGGAATGCTCGTGTTGATCCAGTTACTTGGTCTCAGGTTGGTACGCCTACTTCGTATCATTTTCCGGCATGCGCTATGGCAGCTTTACCTTTTAAGTATTGGTCTGGTACGATGAAATTTCGGTTTCAGATTGTTGCTTCCAATTACCATAAAGGTCGACTACGTATTGCGTATGATCCTAATTTCTTTGATGCTGTGCCTGAATACAATGTGAATTATATGCATATTGTAGATATAGCAGAAAAGAATGATTTTACCATTTCAATTACCAATGGACAAAATGTTACATTGATTGATCATCATTTGCCTGGTGCTGATTCTGCGACACAGTTGTACAGCACCACTAGGTACACTAACAAGGAAGAAGGTAATGGGGTTGTGCAGATTTCTGTTTTGAATGAACTTACAGTACCTAATTCCGTTGTTAATAATGATATTCAAGTTAATGTTTTCGTTTCCATGGGAGATGACTTTGAAGTATTTGTCCCTGACGACCACTTTCAATACTTTGTGTTGAAACCACAAAGTGGTTCACTGTCAGAGGACGAGTGCGTTCGGAGTAGTTTCCGTGATAATTCCTATTTTGGAGATTGTGATACTTGTGTTCACATCTCTAATTGCATCCATGACTATTTATCGTACTTATGTTTTACACCGAGACGTGACAGCTTTGTCGTCCTCGATCCGCAGAGCGGAGAGCATGCAGTAGATAAAGCACCATTGGATAGTGAACCCATTCATGAGGAGGTTTCACCTTTGAATGGAGAACAAGGGATATCAGACAAGACAAATCTTGTGTTTACAGGAGAATCGATTAAAAGTATGAGAACCATGCTTAAACGATACAATTTGCATACAGGATTTAGTCCTTTGGATACATTCCACAATGTCATTTCTATGTCACAGAATTCTTACCCATATTTGCGTGGAAATGTCTCAGGAGCAGTGCACACTGCTTTTGGACCTGTTCCTTACAATTTTTGTAACACGGTTTTGTTACATTGGGTAACGATGGCTTTCGCTGGTTGGCGTGGAGGTATTCGTTGGAAATTTCTACCCAGAGGTGGATGGGAGCATTTGACAACCATGATCGAGAGAGGGGGCATCCGCCAAGGCTCTCAATATTCATGGTCAGTAAGTGCGCCAGAAGCTCCTGTGAGTGAATCGGAGGCGGCTGCTGAAACGGTTGCACGAAGCGGAACTTCACCCATTAATGACAGGCCGCTAGCTGGTAAGAAAGGTATGGTTTATGCTGTGCATACTGTAAATCCATGTGTAGAAATTGAAATGCCATTCTATTCCCCTGCTAGGTTCATTCCTGGTCGAGTAGAAAATTGGACTGGTAATATCACTCCTGACAGATATAATGAGGTTATGGACTATCGTGCATGGGGGGATTCTCTAGAAGGTGAGGAATCTTATGTAGATTGCTATGTTGCAGCTGCTGAAGATTTCCAAACTTATTTCTTTAAGGGACTCCCGCGCATGTATTATGAACCAACTCCTCCTGTACCTGTTTAGGAGTAAGGCTTTGGGGACATACACCCCTAAGTAATTAAATGTAGCTTTTAAGAGTGTGCTAGAAGTTGAGAACACTCACTCATCTGTGGCTGATGAGGGGAGACTTTGTCTCCTGGACTACGCCGAATTTAACTTTTTGACTAAAGTTTTATCCGGTTTTGTCCGGTTTTATTTAGTCACAATTTTAATTAGCGTAGCCTGGACCGGTTTGGTAACAAACCGGGCAGAGGCGTTGCACATTGCAGCAACGCCCACGCTGGGC